GCCGCGACTCGCAAGTACCTGAGTGAGGTTACGGAGCGAGCCAAGAAACTCGAAACCGAGAACGACGCAATGCGAGCGGATCTGCTGTTATGGCGGGAGGACAAATGGCGTGAGTGATACACCCTAAACCATGAACCAAATAAAATGAAACACCTGCACGAACTACCTGAGGATGACCGGCTGCGGAATGTGGCGCTCAAGGACATTGATGTCCGTATCCGCTGCCGTCACACCAATACGACCCGCGATCCGCGCACTTGGAAGATCAAGGGCGACACCTACAACCGCCTTGGCGACAACTGGAAGACCAACTTCGACTTCATTATCCAATGAGAGACTTTGATGTAGCATTTACGATGATCGAATACGGCGGGTCATTCGTTCGCAAACTCGGCGCCGCGGCACTGGTGGCCGACCAGGAGAACTTGGGGAAGATCAAGGCCACCTGGCCTGATTATTGGGCGCAATATCAGCGCATGGCTAAACAGCTTTCGGAGGTCGAAAAACAGGCCTCCAAGTAAACAACAACACAACACAGCAAAAACATGGGTATTACAGTATCAACGAAACAAACAGGCGGGAACTTCACACCCTGCCCTGAGTACACCGGACGCGCGGTTTGCGTCGACATCACCCCACTCAAGGCCTACGAGACCGAGTACGGCACCAAGCAGAAGTTCAAGATCGCGTTCGAGCTCGATCTCCTGGACAAGACTCGCAACCCGGTGCAGCCCTGGGTGGTCATGACGGCGCCGATGACGGCGTCATTACACGAGAAGGCCGGCCTGACCAAGTTTCTCCGAGATTGGCATGGTCGGGCCCTCACCGCCGAGGAGACCACCAGCCTCGACCTAGACAGCCTCATCGGCCGACCAGCCACCGTGGTAATCGTCCATGAGCAGAGCCAGGACGGCACCAAGACGTTCTCGAACATCAAGTTAATCATGGCTCACAAGAACGGCGAGCCGCTCAAGCCCTCGGGCCTGTGGGTACGGATGGAAAACAGGCCACCTAAGGATGACGACCAGGTGAAGACGATCACCCCTGATGGATCAACCAAACGCTTGCCCGACCTCTCGGCCACTCAGGTACACGTCGGCAAGTTCAAGGGCGTGCCGATCTCGGAGCTGACCGACGACGCCGTGCAAGGCCTGGCCGAGCGCTGGTTGCCTAAGGCTAAGATTAGCCCAGGCAAGACCCAGGAGGACATCCAGCTCATCGCTGCCATTACCAAGCGCATCGATGAGATCAACGCCCAGGAAGATCCCACCGATTCAGACATTCCATTCTAAAATGAAAACCCGCAAACCCTACGTTAAACTGGTCGACAAGATTCCCGAGGTGGTTCGGATGCGATCCGAGGGAATGACGCTGGACAAGATCGGCGCCCACTTCGGCCTCACTAAACAACGAATCGGTCAGATTGAAAAGTCGGCCGAGAAGCACGAGGAGATCCTTAAAGTGTGGGGTTTCCCGTTTTCGGTCAGGACGTTTAACACCCTTGAGCGCCTGTCGATTGCAAGCCGACAGCAGGCTCTCGACCTCTACAACAGCGGCCACCTTCGACCAGGAGCTGTCCGCGGCTTCGGGTGGGTCTCCTATCACGAGATCTGTGAGTGGCTCGAAGTACCAACAACCCGGGAGCCGATAAGCTTCCTGGTCTGCCCACATTGCGGCAAAAACATCTGATCACTTTCCGGTAACCTGTTGTTACCGGTTTCATGGGGAGTACCGGGGGCGCGCATCGGTGCACAAACGCGCAACAACTCTCAACAACTCTGACAAATGCCAGCCAATCCAAACATCTACTTCGACATCGAGACCGGGCCTTTACCGCTCGCAGAACTCAACATCCCAGCCTTTAACCCAGCCGACGTGAAGCTCGGCAACATCAAGAACCCCGACCTGATCGCCGAGAAGCTCCAAAAGGCCGAGGAGAGTCACACGGCCGACTACATCCGCAATGCCGCCTTGGATGCCCTCTCGGGCCAGGTGCTGTGCATCGGCTACCGGGTCGATCACCAGGAGCAGAACATCCTCTGCGCCGATGCCGACGGTGAGGCCCATCTGCTGCGACAATGGTGGGCGCTGCTCAACTACTACGAGCGACAGCCTCAGCTCATCGGATTCAACATCAAGGCCTTCGATTTACCCTTTCTGATCAAACGCTCCTGGCGCCACAAGATCATGCCGCCCTACTGGTTGCGGAACGGCCGCTACTGGTCGGAGCTGGTGGTCGACCTTCGGGAGGTGTGGCAGCTCGGGGACAACCGGGCCCATGGCAGCCTTGCGTCGATCAGCCTGCACCTGGGACTGGGCGAGAAGAGCGGCAACGGCGCCGACTTCAGCCTGCTGTGGAACACCGACAGGCAGGCGGCCATTAACTACTGCCTTCAGGACGTAAAGCTCACCCAGGCGGTGGCCGACATACTGATGCCGGCCTACTGAGGGCTGGACATCGAGCATCCTGTCAGCTAATGAAGACCAGTCAGCGTGAGCCCTAGGAAGCGAGCGCAGGCACCACAAGAGAAACTATGTTCAACCAATTTCCCCCGTCCGTACCGTGTAACGTCGCGTTGTTTCTCCGCGAGTTCCTAGCACGGTGCGTGGCGGGGTTTTCCGTTTGAATCATGACATACTCCGAAAAACTTCAAGATCCGCGGTGGCAGAAGATGCGCCTAAAAATCATGTCCCGAGACAAGTTTCAGTGCGTGAAATGCGATTCCGCAACCAACACACTGACCGTCCACCATTTTTACTACATCTCGGGAAGGCAACCTTGGGAATACCCCATCTCATCAATGTACACACTCTGCCGGCAATGTCACACCGAGGGGCATGATGAATCGTACTCAAGAATGACGTACTTTGATTCCTGGGAACACTCAGCAATGATTGAGATTCAAAGGCAGATCAAAATGCAACAAGAAGGGGAAGAGTGCGACGAAGGGTGTTTGCATTCCATCGCAAAGGCGTCCGATAACGCAAATCTGGACACAATGGAAGCTGTCAATTTAATCAAGGAAGCCGCTGACAGCGGCATCATGACAAATGGCTGGTTCTTGTTGCTAAGATGCCAAATTGACGCCTTGGACTTTCAAAAGGAAAACGACCTATGAGAATCCGCACGATCAAGCCGGAGTTCTTCCATCATGAGGGACTGTTCGAGGCCGAGCTGGAAACCAAGCTACCGATCCGAGTGGCCTTTGCTGGTCTCTGGTGTATTGCTGACCGAGAAGGCAGATTTAAGTGGGAGCCCAGGCGCATCGGTGTGCAGGTGCTGCCATACGATGGGGTCGACTTTTCACGCGTGCTCGACGCGTTGGCCACGCGTGCTTTCGTTCTCAAGTATCGCGTGGGTGACGCGTGCTTTGGGTTCATCCCCAGCTTCCTAAAGCACCAGGTGATCAACAACCGGGAATCGCAGTCCATTCTGCCGGATCCAGAAGGAAACATTGAAGAAACGCCAATAAACACCGAGGAAATTGACGCGTGCCCCACGCGTGCCCCACGCGACGACCACGCGGGTCAAGGGGAAGGGAAGGGAAGGGAAGGGAATGGAAAGGAAGGAGTTTCGCAGAAAGCCTTGAACCCCGACCTGGAAGCCTTCCGCCTACGAGTCGGTGCTATGATCCGCCGTCGACCTGGCACCCAGTGGAGTCCGAAAGAGATCAAGACCTTGAAAGAGATCTTCGACTTTAACACTCCAGAGGAAGACCTGGTTGCCTTGGAAGCACGTTACCAGTCGGACGACAAATACCTTCGACGTGAGCTGATGACTTTGTTGAACAACTGGAACGGTGAAATCGACAAGTCTCGAAGCACGTCCCCCTCTGGGAACAATGGCACCGGCGCGTACAGCACCAACATCGAGGCCTACCAATGAGCGACCCCTACTTTGCCGAGGACGACGAGTTCGGCCTTCTAGGCGCCTGTCTATCCGGTGGCTCGGATGTCTGTTACGAGGTGTTCTCCAGGATCACCACCGAGGCCATCCAGAATGACAGCCTCCGCCAAATCTACGAGGTGACCAAAGGCCTGGTCGCCAAGACCGAGCCGGTCAACCTCCAGAGCGTAGTTAAGGAATGGAAACGCTCGATGCCTCAGACTCCGGTGCCTTTCGATGTGCTGAACCGCTGCGACGAGATCTGCGCCAGCCCGGCCAACCATCCCGAGTTCTCCAAGGCTGTCCTCGAGGCCCATCACCGCCGTCAGTTACGATTTGCCGGAGACCGTCTAATTCGCGACTCGGCTGTCTCCACCCTCTCCGTAGATCAAATCGTCGCCAATGCTGAAGCAGGGCTCACCGTTGAGGCATCCAAGGAAGAGGTCCAATCCTGCAAGTCGGTAGTGAGTCGGTTCATCGACTCTACCCAGGAGCGCTTCTCGAGGAAGGGCCACTTGTCCGGCATCACCTCGGGCTTCCATCGGCTGGATCGGATGACCGACGGATTCCAGTTCGGCGAGCTGGCTATCATTGCGGCCAGGCCAAGCATCGGAAAGACCGCCATCGCCATCGCAATAGCCCGAGCAGCAGCCATCGACCACCGGGTGCCGACCCTGTTTATATCGCTGGAGATGTCCGACGAGTCTATCGTTCGGAGAATGGTCTCTACCGTGGGCTCAATACCGATGCAGGACATCAAGACCGGCGACCTGGATGAAGGCGGAATGAAGGCCATGGCCAGTGCCTCCGCTAAGGTGGCCGGCAGTCCGATCTACTTTGTCTCCGGTTCCGGTGTGTCCGGCATCGCCACCATCACCGCGGTGATTCGCCGGGCTGTCAGGAAGTGGGGCGTCAAGCTCGTCCTGGTCGACTACCTCCAGAAGATCCACGGGAGCAAGGCGGCCGAGAAGAAGACCTACGAGATCGCCGAGGTATCCGGTCGACTTAAGGCAGTGGCTCACGACACCAAGATCGCCGTGGTCGCCCTGGCTCAACTCAACCGGGAGAACGAGAAGGACAAGGGCCGGGTGCCTAGACTAACCGACCTAGCCGACTCTGGACAGATCGAGAGGGACGCCGACCTAGTCCTATTGCTCAACCGGGAGCGTAACCAAGCCAACGGCGAGGCTATCATCGCTGTAGCTAAACAACGAGACGGCGAGTGCGGTATCGTGCCGTTGTGGTACGAAGGCCAGTTCTGCCGGTTCACCGACCCATCACCATCCTTCCAATGAAAATACCCTACGACCTCGACCGCATCAAACTCCTGCACGAAGCCCCCAACCTGGTCGCCTTGGCGATCAAACGCGGCTGGATGTCCTACCCTCGCAACGTCAGGCTCAGTGCCCTCGGCACGCCCATGGTGGTGATTGATGAGGAGGACGACTACGAGATCACCGCCACCGCCCAGGATGCAGACGTGTGTCGCAAGGCCTACGACCTACGAGAGCGCAACCTGTCGCTCGAAGATGTGGCTAAGGCGTGCGGTGTTGCTCGAGGCAGTGTTGCTTACATAATAGCGAAAGGCCATGAGATGTATTTAAAGCAGCAGAGGATAGAGCATAGTACAATAGATGCCTCTGTTAAACGTACAAATATGTAAGGAGTCTTCTTGATACCCTCCAATAACAGGTGAACGCGAGAC